CGAAGAGAACGCCAATCCGGTGTTCGTGGTGGAGACGTGGCGCGAGAACCCGCGGCCGAAGGATTCGAAGGACCAGTGGGTGCTGGCCGAGCAGCGTATCCCGATGCGCCGACAGCAGCCGCTGTCGTTCATCCCGTTCGTCATCGTCAACGCCTCGAACATCCAGCCCGACGCCGAAGAGCCCGCTCTTCTTTCGCTGGTGGACGCCAACTTCGACCACTTCCGCCTCGACGCCGACTACAAGCGGGCGCTCAAGGAGGTGTCGATCGTTCAGCGGTGCACGGCCGGCTTCGACTTCGGCATCACCGACGACACCGAGGGTGACGACGCGAGCGGCGGGCGGGACCTGAACAAGATCCCGATCTCCAGCGACTACATCTGGACGGCCACCGATTCGAGCGCGCAGGCCTTCGTCCTGTCGTACGACGGGGCGGGCATTCCGTATCTGGAGAACGCCCTACAGGCCGATGAGAAGAAGATGGCCACGATGGGCGCGCGCATCCTGGAGCAGCGGCCCCAGGGTGTGGAGTCTGCCGAGGCGCTCAACTTCCGGCACGTGGGCGAGAAATCGATGCTGGGTGAGATCGTGGGCGTGGCCGAACAAGGGATGGAGAAGGCGCTGTCGATGTGGGCGTGGTGGATGGGGCTGGTGGACGACTGGCGCGACGTGGGCGAGGACGTGGTCAGCTACAAGATGAACCGCGACTACGTGTCGGCGCGGATGACGTCGGCCGATCTGCTGGCGCTGATCGAGGCGCACCAGAGAGGTCGTATTGATGACGCGACGCTGTACTACAACCTCGAGATGGGCGAAATCACGATGCCCGGCGATTCGCTTGAGGATATGCAGGCGAGGCTGGCCGAGCAGGAGCCGGCGGCGCGTCCGCTGCGGCTGGAGGAAGATGATAACGGGGACAGTGGGGCGGATGACGATATGGACGAGGCAGCGTAAGTGTGGCCCTCTCCGATGACATCGCAGACCGATTCGTTGAGCGCGACCTGCTCGTCATGCGGCTGGAGTCCGAGCACCAGCGTCGGGCCCTGGCCGCAGCCCGTGAACTTGAACGTGACTACCTGCTTGCGTTGCGGCGCATCGATCCGACTGATGTTGACCGCGCCTCCGCCCAGCGAGCCCGTGTTGAACGTCTCGAGGCTGAAGTCTGGAAGCTGTCCCGCGCCGCCTTCCGTAAGGTCGACAACGAGAACCGCGCCGAATACGTCGTCCTCGCCGGCCTCCTCGCCCGTGACACGGTCGACAGCGTCAATGACCTGTCCGGGACGCGCCTTCTCACCGCGGCGCTCGGCGCCGAGGGCGCGCGCAGGCTGATAGAGGGCCTCACCGTCCAGGGGCACCCGATACGCTCCTGGTGGAACGGCGTAGCACGCAAGGTGACGGACGACGTGGTCGCAGAGGTCCGGAAGGGCCTCGACGAAGTCCCGGCCAACCTGACGAAGATTACGCGGCGGGTACGCGGGACGGAGGACAGGAACTACAGGAACGGCGTGCGGGAAGGCATCGGGCGCGACATCTCGACCATCATCCGCACGACGACGCAGACGGTCAGTAACGACGCACGCATGGCCGTTTACGAGCAGAACCAGGATGTCATCCGCGGCGTGCAGGCGAGCAACCCGCTCGACTCGCGCACTTCGGACATCTGCAGGGCCCGCGCTGGAATGGCGTGGGACATTCGGACCGGGGAACCGTTTCCCGGCACGTCGGGCAGCTTCCCGGGGCCTCCGCCCTGGCACTTCGGCTGCCGGACGGTGTTGATACCCATCTTGAGACCTGCTACGGAGCTACGCCGGATCCGTGGCGGGAGAGGGCGCACCATCCGCCGCCGGCTGGAACGGCTGGAGCGGGACAGGCGGGCGACGCTCGACGGAAGACCTGCCGGCGACATGACCTTTGGGGACTGGCTGCGGAAACGCTCTGAGGCGCAGCAGAGGGAGATCCTCGGTCCCGGGAAATACGACCTGTGGAAAGCAGGTCAGATCGATATGCGTCAGCTCATCGACCAGCAGGGCAACCCGATGACGCTGGCAGAACTCAGAGCACGGTTCGGGTGACGGCTGGAAAGGCCTCGCCCTTCTCCGGAACGGAGTAAAGGATGGCACTCAAGGCAGTCCTGGCGTCGCTAGACGACGTCGACGAAGCACAGCACGGCCTCTACAGCGAGCGGGACGGAAAGTTCTATCTCGACGTGGAGGGTCTCGACGCGGATTCCGACGACACGCACCCGGCCATTGCGGGCCTCAAGTCGGCGTACCAGAAGCAGATGGATGCCCGGAAGGACCTCGAGAAGCGGCTGAAGGAGTTGGAGCCGCTCAAGGACATCGACCCGGAGGAATACCAGCGCCTGAAGAAGGAGGCGCAGGAAGCGGCCGACAAGAAGCTCATCGACGAGGGTGATGTCGACAAGATCGTCGCCAGCCGCGTCGAGGAGACGGTCAAGAAGAAGGACAAGGCGATCGATGAGCTCCAGGGCCAGCTCAACGACACGTCGTCCCTTCTCGACCGCGTCGTCGTCTCCGACCGCCTCAAGACGGCCGCGACGGCGGCAGGGGTGAAGCCGAAGGCACTCGAAACGGCGGTCACGATCGCCCGCAACTCGGGCTGGAAGCGCGACGGCGACACCGTCGTCCTGACCGACGGCGAAGGCAACGTCCGCCACGGCGCCGATGGCAAGCCGATGACTCCGGAGGACTGGTTCGGGTCGGACGTCGTCCAGGAAGCCCACGACTACCTGTTCCCCGCCTCGTCCGGTGGCGGGAGCCAGGACGAAGGGGGCGGAAAGACGCCGCCGGCATCGTTCAAGCCCAGCAGGGCATCGGCGAAGGAGAAGACGGAGTATCGCCTGAAGTACGGCGACGACAAGTTCGAGGAAGCCGTGGAGCGCGAGGCGCTCGAGACGGCGGGCAGCAGCACGTAACACGCGGCCGGGAGGTGGTCCTTCCGGTCTTACACGACAGACATGGAGGATACACCGATGGAAGGGATGCTTTTGCAGCTCCTGGTTGCCGGTGTCACTCTGCTCTCGGGGCTCCTGAGCCTCGGTGCCACGGGTGACGTCGACAACTTCAAGATCTACCACGAAGAGGCCTACACCGGGATGTCGGAGACGATCACCCGGAATCTGGCCGCGTTCAATGCCGCCAGCCAGGGGGCTATCACGCTTACGAGCATGCGTAGGCGCGGCAACTTCGATAAAAACTCGTTCGTGACGCGCATGTCGGGCCTCGTCTCGCGGCGTGACAACACGGACTCGACGACGAACGCCACGGCGATCGCGATGGCGCAGGACGAGAACATCGCGGTCAAGCTCAACCGGCTCTATGGGCCGGTGGAAGTCACGCTCGACGCGTTCAAGAAGATCGCTCCGAATGCGGACGCGCAGCGCGAGGCGTCAGAGGCCTACGGTGCGCAGCTCGGCGACGCGATCATGCAGGACTGGCTGGATTCGTCCCTGCGGGCCGTGGAAGCGTGTCTCGACAAGAGCACGAACACCGAGCACGACGCCAGCGACGGCACCCTCGCCACGAGCGACCTCGTGACGGGTCTGTCGAAGGCGGGCGACCAGTTCGGGCAGATCGTGGCCTGGGTGATGCACTCGAAGGTCTACTTCGACCTGCTCAACAACCAGATCACGAACGCGATCTACCGCGCCAACGGCACACGCATCGTCGACGGCGTCCCGGCCACGCTGGACCGGCCGGTGATCGTGACGGACTCGCCCGTGCTGCTCTCGGCGGCTTCGCCTGACAACTACGTCACCATGGGCCTCCAGCGTGGCGCCGTGTCGGCGGTGGAGAGCGAAGAGCGGACGATGGTGACCGACATCGTGACGGGCAAGCTCAACATCATCCTGCGACTGCAGGGTGAGGGGGCGTTCAACGTGGGCGTGAAGGGCTTCAAGTACTCTTCGGCCACGGCGAACCCGACCGATGCCAACCTCAACAACTCGTCCAACTGGACGCAGACGGCGGCCTCGCACAAGGCGACGGCCGGTGTCCGGATCCTGAGCCGGTAAGGCTCCGGGGGTGGGGCTACGGCCCCACCCCCACTTTCACAGAACGGAGCAGGGCAGATGGTGACGGTCTATTTCCCGAACGACAATCCGGCCCTCGAAACCAAGTGCCGGGAGGCGGCAGACGAGAAGTGGCCGGAGGAGCCGAAGGCGTTTTCGGTGCCGCGGTTCTTCACGCCGGCCGACATCGCCCACAACGAGGTGGGTGCCGTGGTCCCGACGAACCAGCCCCACATCATCGAAGCCTACGAGGCGCGGGGGCTG